AAATTATGATGATAGTGGTAATATAACGGCAGAAGAAGGGGCTGCAAATGCAGCAAAGGATCTTAGGGAAGGTTTTGAAAATCACATGAAAACTGTATCGGGTATTTATGTAGGAATTGTACAGGTTGGTCTTGTTCCTACTCCAACGCCAACCTCATGGCTAGGGATGAAGCCCTAATTAAATTGATATATAATATTGTTACACTTTTAATTTAAAAATAAATGGCAGACAAAAAAAGAACCAGGATTGGCAAAAAGAACGTCCAACCTACAATTAAAGAACAAGAAGCTGTTCAAACTCAGGGGAAACAAGCAACTGACACCGTTGAAAACTGGCTAACCGATGAAGGTGAGTTTGATTGGGATGCATATCAAGCATCTTGCGTTACTCACATAAGAACACCGAATCCACACATTAAAACACTTAACGGTGAGCGTGTATTTTCGAGAGAATCATATGCTCAAGAAATGTATGACGCTATTACTGGACACAGTAGTATGTCAAACATGAGATCAACCGTTGATATGGGTGAGATTGTTGATGGTAAAATCTTTAATATTAGTGAAGAATGGATGTCAGTTGATGTTAACTATCGCGAAATGGTTTATGTAAAACTTTCAAAAGAACCAAAATATATTATTGAAGAATATAAACCAGGGGATGAGGTTTCTGTATTAATTAACTCAAAGGAAGATCAAATTTTAGGTTCAATTTCAGGCGGAATGAAGCAAAGAGTCTTTATGGACTTACGGGCCGGGGTTGAAGATGGAGATACAGCGTGGGTTGGTAAAGTAACTTATATGATTGAAAATGGAGGTTACATTGTCGACATTCAAGGTGTTGAATGCTTTATGCCAGGTTCACTTGCAGGAATTAATAAATTACATGACTTTAATTCGATTGTTGGTAAAGAAATCTATGTTGTTCCCGTTTCGTTCTCAATTGAAAGAGGAACTATTGTTGTATCTCACCGCAAATACTTAAAGGCCTTAATTCCTAGTCAAATTGAAAGCTTAAAGGCAGACATTGAAAATAAACAGTCGGGTGAAGTTACAGGTACTGCTAAGTATGGAGTATTTGTTGAATTCAATACATGTTTAACTGGTATGATTCACGTTAACGATCTTGATGAAGCAACAATGGCCAAATTTAAGGCACGTGAAATCAAACCAGGTGATCCTGTAGAATTTTGGATTAAAGACATTATTTCTAATTCTAAAATTACGCTCAGTCAAAAGGCAGAAACAATTAACAACCCATGGAAAGATATTGAAAAGAAATTTAAGGTTCCATGTAATATTGAAGCAACTGTAAAGACTAAAAAGGATTATGGATTGTTTATTACAGTTGACAAAGGATTAGTTGGTTTATTACATGTTAGTGAACTTGACGAGAGCGTTATGGATTTATATAATCCAGGCGATAAAATCACAGTACAGGTCAATAGAATTGATAAGGATTCTCAAAAGATATTCCTAAAGCTTCCTGAATAAACTGAACATTTGTGAGTGTGATATATACTAAGTAAAGGTATAATATCATAATCATTAATGCAAACTTTAAATAGACATTCAAACTCAGACTCTATCCTTAACGCATCTCAAGTTGGGGTGGAGTTTGAGTTTTATTCTAATCATAGCCTAGAAGAGACTCAACGTCAAGTCTCAGATCTACTTGGTCGTAAGATTCAAATAGAGACTAAGGCTCACTCTGAGTTTCAACCCGACGCTAAGACGTTTAAGATGGAGCCAGATATGAGTGGTGGAAAGGGACTAATTGAATTAGTTACCGGTGCCATTCCATATAGAAATGCAAGAATTGTTATTTCTAAGATGTTAAAATGGATTGATGAAAATGGCTATACGACTGATAGATCTTCAATACATTTGAACCTTTCTTTTCAAAATGATTACTTAGACGATAATAATGTCATTTCAAAGATGAATACTCTAAAATTTATCCTTGAATTTAATGAGGCACAGGTTTATAAATTATTCCCAAATAGAGAAAATTCAATCTATGCAAAATCAATAAAATGGGTAATGCCTAAACATGAATCCTTTTATTTTAATGAGGGTTCTTTTTCTACAAACAATTTTAATTTTCCAAATACAAAGTATTATGGAGTAAACTTTGAGAAAAAGATCAAAAACTATCTTGAGTTTAGATACATTGGCGGAAAGGATTACGAAAAGAAAAAAGATCAAATCTTTTACTTATTAGATAGGTTTATTATTCAAATGTGGAAGTCTTGTTATCACACAGAATTTACGAAAGAGAATAAACTTGAATTAAAAAAAATTCTAAATAAAAATTTACCATATCGTGAGATCCTAAGAGATTATAAAAACTTAAAGAAATATTTTCCACACGTTGATGTAATGGTTGACTTACAAGAGTCCGAGCCTATAATAAGGTTACATTGGGAACGATTCAAAGCAAAGGTTATTCAACTTTTAGCATCTGGTGGAATGGCGGACGGTATTATTAATTATGATTCTGACATTGGAATTGTTCAAGTAAAGGATGGTAAATTTCCAGTGTGCTACGAAATTGACGGCTTTGATTTAGTTGACTGTGAAATAAGCGGTAATGTGTTTAATTCCAACTTATATTCGTGTACTGTGGATAATTCAATACTCGAGCATTGTAACCTATATCAAGGTACCAATGTTAAAGAATCTAAGATTAAGTCATCATATGTACATGGGAGCTGTAAGGCTACCAATTGTTATGTCTTTGGTAGGGATGGAGTTTTTAAGGGTAAAATGATTGGAGGAATCTTTAGGGAAGGATTCATTGATGATAATACAAGATTTGACGAAACAGAAGTTGTCGTTAGTAAAAAAATAAATTCGTAAAATGGGCGAAATCAGAAGTGGAAATAATACAGGACTAAGTGCATCAAGAGATTTTGGTGATAATTGTCTGAATGCATTCCTTGATGAAATTGGGGATGAAATTACAGGTGCTTGTATGGTTCCTGTAAACCTACCACAGCGCGAAATCTTAAATATTATTAAACGTGCTAAAAAATGGTTCTATAAAAAATATGAGTACTCCGTAACTGAGAACTTTTATCATATTCCAGAGGGTGTATTTAGTACAGACTATTTTAAAAGTCATAGGGCATTACATCTACCAGGTGCAAGACCCGATGGTTCCGGGGAAGTTTATTCAGTATTTGGACTTTGGGATTTAACAAGTGGCTGGCAGGGCGGTGCCGGTGGAATGGATGTTAGATTTGAAGATGGAAATGATTTCTCAATCGATAAGCTATTATTTAGAGATGCATATGAAGGATCGGGTCCAGCTGAATTTGCTGAAGAGTTACAGTACTATGTTGTTAATCAATCACTTGTTGATATGGCTAGACAGATTCTAGAGAATCCTATTTCTTTTTCATATTCACAATTAACTGGAGAACTAAAGTTCATGGGAGATACGCCAAAGGGTGATGTAATTTTACAGGTTTATGAGACCATATCAGACTGTGCACTTTATAATGATGAAATATTCTTTAGATATGTGAGTGCTAAGATTAAACAATCACTCGGTGCTAAACTTGGCATCTTTAAGTTTGCACTTCCTGGCAATGTTGATTTTGATTATGATGCAATTAAGTCAATGGGAGACGAAGAGCTTGCTGAAATAAACGAAGAAATTAAAGGAGATGAAGGCGTTGATTGGATGTTCCATAGCTAATTATAATAAATAAGATATGGAGTTGTATATAAAAACAGTTGGTGATCCAAACTTTAATGGCACTGAGGTACAGACAAAAGATGAGGTTAAACAACTTTTAACCCAAATTGAAACAATCCTATTCACAAATAAGGGTGAAGTACTTGGTGACATTGATTTTGGTTGTAGCCTAAATGATCTTATATATGAACTAAATGCAAACGAATATACATTAAAAAACGAAATTGAAACACAAATTGACAAATATTGTCCATTGTCAACAAAATATGATGTTAAAACCGACATTGTATTTGTAAGAGGTGAAATTAGAGACGAGGCGTATATAGATATTACTGTCGATAATACATTTGTGTTATCAGTGTCTCCATAAAAAATTAAAATAGCAATGGCTGAATTAAAATTCTTAACAAAAACTAGAGCGTTGGCTCGACAGGTCTTTGAAGACACAAGGACTTATATTTCTAGAGTATATGGTAGATCTGGCACATTGTTTACCAATGCATCGCCATTTGCGCAGATTCTTAGAGTTTTATCTGAGATCAGTGAACTTATTCTTTTCTATGTTGAAGATTCTACAGTTGAACAAAATATTTACACTGCACAACAACCAGAATCAATATATGGTTTAGCTCGACTTACTGGGCATGATCCAACTCGAGGATTTGCAGCGACAGGTGAGGTTTCAATTAGACTAAACTCGCAATCTGGTTTATTTAATAAAATTGCAGGCGATGGTATTTCAATACCCGCTAACGCTGAATTAAAAATGGAAGCAAATGGACTTTCGTATATGATTAGAACATCTAAAGATGCATTTAGAATTAATAAATCACAAAAGGAAAGAATAAAGGCAGTCATTGTTCAGGGTAAATTAGAAACACAAACCGTGACTGGAACTGGTGAATCGTTTCAGTCATTTAATATTCAAACTGGAGGAAAAACTGATCATAACTCGGTGAAGGTCTCTGTTAATGGAGAACAATGGACTAAATTTAACTCCATCTACGAGATGAATGGAGGAGATAAGGGTTTTATTGTTAAGACTGGGCTTAGCGGTGGACTTGACGTTTATTTTGGTACAAACAATTTTGGTACAGTACCTCAACTCGGTGCTTCAATAGATATTGATTATATTGTGCATGATGGTGCTAAAGGTAATGTTGAAGATGCTGAAGACTTAAAGGTTAAATGGATTGACGAGGGAAAAGATTCAACCGGTAACTTTTTTGACTTAAATGAATTGTTAGAAGTTGAAGTTACTTCTGCACCAAAAATGGGAGCCGAACCTGAATCGACTGAATTCACTAAACTAATTGCACCGTTTGCAAGTAAATCATTTGTCTTGGCAACACCTGATAATTACGAATACTTTTTATCAAGATATGGCATTTTCTCATATATTGATGCATACAATACAAGTGAAGATGGTTATATTGATGATGATAATGTGATTTATATCTTTGCAGTTCCAGATATTAATAAGAAACTTGCAAAAAATCAAGACTATTTTTCAATTCCACAACAAGAAATGTTCTTTGATCAAACAGAGTATGATAAAATGACAGAGGTTCTGCAAGAGAGTGGGCAAATGATGGTAACGAGTGAAGTAAAGTTTGTAAGGCCAAAAATTCGTAAATATGCAGTTGACATTTCTGTTAGATATTTTGAAGGATTTAGTAAAGAAGACATTTTTAATGATATTAGAGCTGTGGTTTCAAATTATATGTTGAACATTACTCGCCGTGATAAATTACCTAAGAGTGATATTATTTATGTCCTAGAGGAAGTTGAGGGGGTTGATGCAGTAAACGTTCAATTTAGAAGTGAAACTGAAGAGACTGCACGTAGACTTGGTTACTATGAGTCAGTAACAACGACAATTGCAGCACAAGAGCCAGTAACCCTTGAAGACATTGGTAATGGAAAACAAAAGTATGTGTTCTTTAAGAAGATTGACGAAGTTAAAAAAGTCAATATTCAACCAGGTGATCCGATTCCATATGATATTGCAGGCCTTGACCAATGGGGAGACATTATCATGGAAAAAGAGGAGGTTGCAGTGTTTAGGGGAGGTTGGTTAGATCGCGACGGTGACCTAATCGAAGATGAGCCAAAGATTAATGAAGAAGCAAGTCTTTCTGTAACGTTTGACGAAACACCAGTACCTAGAACAGTTTACACTAGATTACAGGCAGGAAATAGAAAAGCACTATAATGGAATCTTTATTTAAAGACTTACTAAAATATAAATTAAAAAACCTTTACTCTGGTGCAAAATCCAGAAAGGATAATAGGCTAAATACTGGATTTGACTATTCAAGTAGTTTAATGCAGAATAACTTGGCCAGGCATATTTTACGTAACCAAACCTTAATTGATTTTGTTTCATTTATTAATGACTATTTAAGTCAACTAATAAATGCAGTTAAGAATTTACAACAGTGGAAAAATTACACTGTAAAAAAGGATGATAATAACGTTAGATAATGTATAATAACCTTAAAATATTTAGAGGCACTGACTATAATCTAAATGCCACACAAGATTCAAATGGAGTATGGGACGCATCTGTCTATTTAGATGAAGTTTCTACTGGCCTTTATGAGTCAGTCAATATCTTTATTCTTGAAGAGGTTGTTTCAAATAGTAACACATACCTAAATAAACCCATTTCAGAATCTCAAAATTCAACACAATTTGAATTTGAATGGGCAATTAATGCATACGAATCTGAAGATATTTTAATGTATGGCGCCAAGCTTGAGAATGGCATTATTAAAATTAATGAAAAGAAAACACAGTCAATTGATATACTTGACAACTCAACTTCAATTGGAGTTATTGATGACTTAAATGAAGTTGCTAGTGTTGATAACGAAGCAATTCAGATAAACGTTGCACTAAGCTCTCAGGTTGAAGGTAGACATCAGAGAACACTTCTGGTTTACTCTAACGATGGCGTTGATAAAACACTAGTCGCTAGAATACTTATCTATGGTGAAGTCGAGGGTGAAGATGAGAGACTACGTATACTATTACAAAACTTTGGTGCAACTCTAGAAGTTGAAGATTTTATCCTATTTAAGGAGCATGATATTACAGAAATGGCGCCAGACTATATTTTGTTAAATCAAAAGAGAAGAGAGCTACTTTTAGAACTTTCAAATATTAAGCCGTTTATTGGCACATACAAAGCAGTTTTAAATGCTATTGATTTCTTTGGCTATAATAATTTAACGCTAAAGGAATATTGGTTGAATATAAACACAGGTAGCAATTCATTCGGTAAATTGCGTGCAATACCTGTTCCAAACTCAAGTAAATATGGAGAGGCAATACGTAAAAACACTCAAGTTGAGGTACCTTCAAGCAATCTTAAAAAGACAAGTCGATTTAGCCTAGTTTATAAGATTAATGTACCCAATGGCGAAGTTGACCAATGGGACATACCTAAGGTAGATGAGGTATTTGATTTTACACCTGAAGAAGTTTTAATAAAGTTATATGGTTTAAAAAAGAAGCTACATAAAGAATACTTGCCAATGAGCGCAAGGATTGTTGATATTACAGGTGAGGGTGATTTCTTTGCACAAAAGAATCAAAACATTTGGAACAATCAAAATCCAATTACATTTGTTACTGAAGGGATTGATATTAAATATGAACAATTTCCATTGAATAGAAAACTCTTTATTGAGGATATATCTTTGGTACTAAAAAAGGTTTATGATCCAGATGATACAACCGGAACAGGATATGTCGATACTCAAGCAATTTTAAATACAGAATTTAAGGATTACGATACATTAAGTTCACAGCAACTTAAAGATTTAAGAGAAGCTATAACCACATTTTATCAGACATATCATGATGCACCATTAGATACATTTAATAGAAGTATTGACAATAGTACGCAAGTTCATGTTGGCTGTCCAATTATTCTTGATGGAGAAAAGACATTTGATACAACATGGGACTCTGCTAAATTTACATGGTTAGACGCAATTGACCAACAAGTTACATGGGATAGTTGGTGGAAACGTTGGGTATATGAGATTGAATGGATTATTTATGGGCCTAATGGCTGGCAACATTCATTTAAAGGGCCAATTGATGACTATTTACAGTTTCCAATTTTCTTACCATATGAAGGTAAATATGATGTTGAAATGAGAACATATGACCTATTTGGACATAGATCATATGATAAAAAATCAGCAATGATTAATGTTAACCTAAAGGAAATTGAGTTATATGGTTTCTATAAGCAAATTGGCAGTAACGGTTGGTCAGATAGAGAAGATGTAACATGGAACGAAGGTGGTGGAGTATGGGAATTACCATTTCAAAATGAAACTCCAATCCAAGAAATTCCAGCAAGTTGGTACCTTGGACTAGATCGTTCTAATTATGTACATGCTGAACAGGATGGTTTGAACTTCTCAACCGTTTCAAGATACACTGACATTTTTTCTGAAAGTGGTTATAGTGAGACTTCAGGTCCTTATACCTGGGACAATTCAGACTTTAGCTGGAATTGGACTAGCGAAATATGGTGGGAAGGTACTAGAATCGGATCAGATATTGCAGCTTCGTTTCTAATACAGGACATTCAAAATGGTTCTGAACTAACTATTAATCATATTGATCCGGTGACAAACGAATTAGTAAGTGGTTCAATTATAATTCAAGGAACAACTCCAACCGGGCCAACCGATGTTTTAAACTGGCAAGGAATTGCAAATGAGCTTAATAATTCAACTGATCCAATTATATCTAAATTTGTGTATAACTTGGTAGTTAAAGAGTTAAATACGCCACCTGCAGATACAGTGTTGTACATAATGGCGGTTGGTAAAAACTATTCACGATCTTATGATTTTGAATCAATATCGATTACAAATGGAGAGGTAAATGGAGAGGTTCATCAAAGAACATACAATCCAACGTATGATGATACTGAGATTTATACATCATGGAGAAGTGTTAATAGATCAACACATGTGACGTTTTGTGCAGAGTACTCAAAGTTCCCTGGTATGAAATTAAAACAGTGGAAGATTACAAATAATACGAACCCAGATAAAAGTGATATATATTATGGTGATATAGTATTAACTTATCTTTTTAAATATCCTGGAGATTACACAATCTCATTGGATGTTGAAGATTCAAATGGAAATACTAAATCTGTACATAGAAACATGTTAAAAGTAAACTAAATAAACAAAAAGATGGCAAACATTACAGAAATTCTAGGAACGGACCCGATTTCTGGTTCTAGAACAACAATTAACAGTAACTTTACGGCAATTAATGATGAGGTAGCTGACATTACTGCACTTATTGATCCGATAACATCAACCATTACTGGAATCGATAGTATTTCAGCACAGCAACTTACATTGTCTACTGTTGTAAATAGCTTGACAACTCAGCTTTTACAGGTTGATTCAAGTGGTGCAATAGTTGGAGTTGATTCGGTATTCAACAAAAATGTTGAAATGTCACAGGCCGTACAGAAAAACGGTTATCTAGGAACTCCAAGCGGAGGTTCAGTTGACACTAATCCAAACTTTTCAGCAATAAGTACTTTACTTACAGCAGCTGCTTCAATTTCTTTACCAGTAGGTACAGACGGTCAAGAGGTAACTATCATTAGTAAAAACTCAAGTGGAACTTCAATTGCAACAACGAATGCAGCAGCAACCTCAATTGACGTACCTCAAAATGCTTCAGTAACTTTAAAATACTTTAGTGACGATGCAACATGGTATATCATTGCTGAATACAATGCGACTATATCGTAAATAAATTTACATTAATACATGGCAACACCATTAGTTAGAATACCACAGCCCCAAGGAGGAACAATGTATGCCTTTGCTTCAGCAGCAAGGGACATTACACGTGCTTTTAATAACCCAGATCTTAAGTTTGAGTTTAGCAGGTATGCCCTATTGGATTTGCCTGACTTTACGTCTTCGGTAAATGGTTCAAATACAATAGACTATTCTTTGCTAAAGGATACGTCAGGGGCAAATTATTCGCCATCTACAAATGGACCAGGGGTTGACTTTGCCAATACATTTCAAAATTATGCTCTTAATGCAGAAGAACTTTTACTACAGGACGATGACTTTGACCCAGTATTATATAAGTCAGATGCTGAAAAACTTTTCTTTAAATGGTTAAGTGCAACTGGTTCAATTAGATTTAGAGGAGCTGATTCAACAGAGAGTAATGTTGGAAATTACACAGAGGATCCTAATTCTGAACAAACTGGTCAAGTATATGATCGAATTGTAAAGTATCTTGGTACGATAGATGCCGAAAACGATATTGCATATAAAGGAAATGCATACCACGAAGTTTATATAAATGTACCATCATCGGCAGGTACTACGCCAACTGTATTATTTGAGCCATCTGATTTTAATACAACGGCAACTAAGTTATATGCAGATCCACAATGGATCGAGGGTAGAAATAATCAATCACATCCAGATCCTAATTTAGATTTAGACCCAGTAGTCGACGAATACGACTCAGGCACCGGCCCATATTATGACATAAATACAAACGGTACTAATTCTGTAGGTATTGATTGGAATGAACAATCATATTATGGAATTACAAATGACTCTGACGTAAAGAATTTTAATGACTTTTCTAAGAGAGGACAGGATTTTAGATTCAACGCAGTGCTTGTATATTATGATCTATATAGCGCATCAACACCTGGTAGAAGATCTACCAACCTATATGGTATTTTAATTCTTGACGATATTCAAAGTTTAGGTGGTATTGGTTCAAGAATCCATGAACAAATTAAATATAAGCCAAATGAGGTTACTGGACTTAACGGTAATGCATATTCGTTAAAGCTTAATATTAAATTCAATACTTCACTTGATAATGTTGGAGTTGAGACTAACGTAAATGATTTTACAACTTTCTCAATGGATCTTTTTATGGATACGACAACATTACTTGAGAATGCGGCTGAATTATTAATTAAAGCCAACGATCGATACGGTAGCATTTCACAAAGACTTGATGAGATGGAGAAGTTAGTGTTAGCTTCAGAGAGTGCAGAAGATTTAGAAGAAAGAATTAAAGAGCTTGAAAATGATTTTCAAAATACATCAACTCAATTACAAGATTCCGATGCATTACTTAAATTGATTACAAAGGCACATGATAAACTTAATTCACTGATAGATGGAACTATTCCAGTTGAGTTACAATATAATACTGATGTTTTATTTGATGGAATAGGTACCGAAATTGATAAATCAGTTCCTGAAAAAATTAAAGTTAATAGCACCGTTAAAAGTTATGAAAATCTTAATCTATTCCTATGGGATTTAGCTGCTAAAAGTACTGCAGGTTCAATAACTAAAACATCCCAGTTTGATATTAATGATTCAAGTGCAGGTCTAAGTTTATATGGTGTATGGGCAAGGTTAAAACCATTCACGAATAGAATTAGTTTTATTGATAAGCTTTCCACTAGTATTGCAAATGATGATTTTAATATATACATAGACGATTCAATTAATTCTTGGAAAGAAGGACAAGTGGTTAGAATTACATTCGAAACCATTGATATGAATGGCAATGACATTAAGATTTTTACAAGGACATCTGGTGGATTTGACATTCAAATTGCAGATATTATTCCAGCGGAATTAATTACAAATAAACCATACATCGAAGTTATCTGTACTAATCCAATAACTTACGAATTTGAAGTAGACATCATTAGATAATATGAACACAAACAATTCAATATCATCAGTTATCAAGCAATTGCTTGAAATTAACGTTAATTCTCTTAAAACATTTGAGAGAATTAATGAAGCTGTTACGACAGATAAGCAAACTGTTCCATTGGAACTATTGACTACTGATGGAACAGAAACTGTTTACGTTCCATCTTTCGGCTATATGAAAAGAGAGCTTGAAAGATTAGATCAAAACGTAAGGGCGTTAACTGACTTAGGAGATGGAACATCAAAGGTAAAACTTGCAGATGGGACATATCAGCGTATTTATACTGGGACATTAAAAACACCGGCCAATGATATTGTTAATGTAAATAGACCTCTTAATTTTGGTATTAAATCTAACTACTTTTTTGAGGACTTTTTAACACCATTACTAACAACCAAATTTGACGTTAGTAATCAAATACATTCTGACACAGAACGTGTTTTAATCAAAAGGTTTATCATCGATACTTCATTCGATTTTGCAAAGGAGTTCTTTGATACTGAATATAAAGGTGCTGATGGTATTGGTTATAATGACTTTATATCTAACCTATCTTCAAACAATATTCCATTCTTTGAAGATGAACAGATAAGAGACCTTCCATATAGAAGTACTCAATATTACGGTACGTTTGATGTTACCTCAATTGATAATATTCAAAGGAGCGTTGTTGAAAGTGGACAATCAGTCACAAGAAACGTTAAAGTTTATACATTTGATCAATTAACATATACTGATTCAGAGAAGAATTTAAGTAATACTGAAGTCCTAAAGGTTGGTGATGAGTTAATGGTGAACAGTGGTAATAAGAGTACTAAATACCGTATTAAAAATCTTGATACCTCAACTCGCCAGGCTGAACTTGAAATTATACAGGGCTATGAATCAGTAAAAATAGGTGCTGATGTCTTAACCATATACAAAGCAAATCAATTACAGACTGATATAGAAATTAACGTTGGATTTGATGAAAGTATGGTTGTATTCTTTAAATCAATTGATCCTGATTCAAACATACTATCTGAAAACTGGTCACCTGGTGTTGCAATATATTCAAATGAATTAACTACCATTTTAGAAGATGGAGTTCAAAAAACATTAGCAGAATATTATAAAGAAGAGGTTGCAGACTTTGGGCAATTTATTAAAGCCCTGAAGGATGATGCAATTCCACCGGCAACTCTAGGCCAAACTCCTAATATACCAAATATTGATGCTGAAAACTTCCAAGTTGTACAAATCAACACGCACTTAACTGAAAATGATGCAATTAATAAAGTTAAGAAACTTAGCTCTGATAAGATTACAGTTGAAGAGAATTTGAAAAAACTTGACGATACTATTGTTAAGAAAAGAGCCTCAGTATCAACTAAGAAGTATAAGTCTCTAATTGAAAGAGATCGTGATAGAAATGAACTTAAATCTCTAATTGACAATAGAGCCTCAGAAACAAAACTGTATAGTTCTTTGGTTAATCAAATTAAGAGCGTTGCAAGTGATGAACAAATCACAACAATTACACCTAAATTTAGAATTAGAGGATTTTGGCAAATACCTGAGGCAAAAATAGTTGCTGAGACTATTCCACAGGAGGTTGTTCAATTTATTATACAATATAGATACTTATCAACAAGCGGTAAGAGTTCTAAAATTGAACAAATTAAATTTAACGACGGTGAATCGGAAAGAACTGGAGTCTTTACAAACTGGAATGAAATCAAATCAGGTGTAAGACAAAGACTTAAAGATGAAACTACTGGAAAATTCTACTGGACAGAAGGTTCAGTTGAAGATGGACAAGAGGTTAACTTTAATCAGCTTGACATTCCAATCCAAAAGGGAGAAGTTGTTGAGATTAGAGTTAAGTCAGTTTCTGAAGCTGGTTTCCCATCGAATCCAATTGAGTCTGATTGGAGTAATACAGTTCGCGTTGCATTTCCTGAAGGAACCTTAGATACGACTGAAATTTCTACATTAGTTACTGAAAATGAAACTGAATCAGCAATTGTCAGAATCAATGAAGAGCTTGAATCAAAAGGAGTTTACACTCACATTGATGATGCGTTTGTTGCTAATGAAAAATATTTCGCACATACTTCAACTTCAATTGCTTCTGGATTTCTTTCACCTGAACAAACACCAATTTCTCTATTCGATAAACTAACAGATTTAACAAATCAAGTTGCATCATTACAGGAGACAATTGCCGGTATTAAAGGAGAACTTACAGTTAAGCTCGTAAGTGAAGAAGGAACTGTAACAAATATTAATAAAAACACAAATAACAAGATTTTTGCTGGTTATTATACAGATGAAGTTGCTGATCTAACTGTTAAGAAAGGACACATCGTTACTAAAACGTTTAAGCTTCTCTTAGAAAATACAAATTCAACGCAGCTGGAGTTAATTGCAAGAATCGTGGGTGACCGCAACTTGCCAGCATATAAATCATCAACTACTGCACCTTCAGGGTTTGGGATTGACCCAAATACATCAGGGATTGCATCTAAAGTAGTTGATGACACATATTATACAACTGAAGCTAAATATGATTTAGTTCCAATTCAATATCAAAACCTTTCAAATGGCGAAGACACTGAATCATTTGCAGGCGCGACATTTAATTATACGGCACCTTTCCAATCAGCACAGAGAAGAGGTCAATTCATCTATTCAAGATTTGCTGATGTTGCAAATGATAGACAGTTATACATTGTTGATCAAATTCCAACGTCACCAACAAATGATATATTTGACTATGAATATGGAGTTGCTTACACATCACCATTAAATACATCACCTGACGATAACGCATCTGGTTCTGATTACATATGGGCAGGTACATTTGGAGTTGATGCCGCAAATAATCTTAGTCCGGTTGGAACGACATATGATCTTTCCGGTACATTTAATAATAGTGTTGTTGATATTCTTTCAACGTCAACTATTACAAATACAGCTTATGACAATGGAATATATTTACATAAAGATCACCCAGATCTAGCTAACATATATTCATCGTATGCTAGTTCTGCTTCAAGTGCATCCGCAATGACAGGTACTGAAATGAATACGGCAATTGATTCTTTAAATAACAATGCATTATATACAATGTCAATTCCTGCAACATATGAGGGTGACTCAGTTGATGGTAAGAAGCAGTTGGGTTATAGAAGTACTGCATTGAATAATAGTGTTGACACGAGAACATTGAAAATGTCATTCGACACAAACGATCAATATTTATTAGGCGGTAAATCATGTGGATCTTATCTTTTCCTATCCCCAATCAATACTGATTCATTCTTAGTTGATGGTGATAATAAATTTGGCAAGAAATATATTACAACTGGAGAAACAAATGCAGTTGCAGTTGAGGTTGTATTCCAATATAGAATGACAGATTATGCAGGTAATAATGCAAATAGCGATACTGGTAGAATTGGAGGTTTAATTGGTAGTAATTTAAGTAATTTGACATACGCTAAAAGAATCGGTATTGACATATTTGATTCAGATGATGAACAATTCTCATTTGACTTAGAGATATTCGCAAAATATAAACCTGCTGGATCTAACAAGAATTCGATCAAGGCGGCTCAGCTTACTATTTAATCAGTAGCTATAACTGATATATAGTATAGTAATATAAACAATATTTTGTTGAATGGCATTTAGCACCCTAGTATACTATAAACAGAACACCGATCCAAGTACAGTATGTAATAATTCCCATGATGTGCCCTCGGGTTTAACCCAGCACAGTGGAGATCAATATATTGTATATTATGATCAAAACAAAGCACAGGATACTGGTGTTAGTGATGGTGCGTCATTATCGGATATTGTTTCTAATGGATTGTTAATTTTTGGAGATAGTTCCCTTAGTGGAACCACGACAGTACCTGTTGGTTCATGGGCTTCTACACCATTTGATGGAACCCAATCGGTCAATACCGATGTATTTGTTGGTGACAATACATTAACATATTCAACAACCTGTAATTCAACGATAACAGTTGCAGGATTTAATCCATCTAATGCAACCGTAACTGAAGGAAACACCCCGCAATCTCATCAAATACCTGTAGTTTTACAAAATTATTCTTCTCCTGTATCATTAGCTCTTCAATTAAATCAGAGTTTGAGTACAGTAGAACCTACTGATATTACAATTGATCAGGGATCATTAAACTTTAGTAGTAATGGAACGCAAGCATTTACAATAAATATAAATTCAGATACAGGTAGTAACAATGAGGTTGCAGTTTTCGATCTTGTCGAAAAAACTTCACCAAGTACGGGTATTGTACTTAGTCCTTCAACATATACATTAAATATAACCGATGATGAAGGCTTAACTTCACCAAATGGTAATAGTATTATTACGGTTTATTACAAAAGTTACAATACTATACAAGATGTATATGGTGGGAATAGATGTGCTGGTTTACATGAGGTACTTTATGATACGAATGGTAATTCAGCAGATCAAGGTAATACATCAGGTACTTATAAATTATATTACGATAGTAATACGGGTAGTGGTTTAACACTTGCACAGCTACAATCAAGTGGTATTAAACTCTTTGTTGATGATGCACAGGGTGGTAATTTCACACAAAAACCAGAAAGTGGTTATGTTTCTGAAAACCCATTTGATGGTTCACAGATTGGAACATTTGATAATTATTATTTACAACAGGGACGTTTGGTTCCTGACGGTGAACCTCAACAATGTACAGGTAATGGTACACCAAACCCAACTACAAGATTATTAGAGGTCTATGCTACGGATTTTGACCCTAGTAACCCAAGCGATGTTTATTGCGATACTAGTGAATTAATAAAGACTGGCCTTTACTACTTACATAGTGAGGAATTTACAACAATTGAACAATTAATTTACCATGTAACGTATGTTGACACATCAATGGACATTTATTTTTCACAGAATTGTCCATTGCCAGATCCTTTAGTGATTGCAGATCCACTTACACCCCCACCTGGTGTAGAATTATTTCCATTTAATGTTAATATGTATGTGGGTGATAGTTTAACAGAATTCTATGCATACAATCCGGACACTGGCTGGCTACAGAGTGAGGGTAAACCAACAAACTTTAATTCACTTACAACGGTTCCGAACGCGGATCCTGACAGTTCACCATCCTCATGGGTTGCATGGAGTTGTGGGCCATTAAATCCTAATGCGACTCAAATTGACTTACAGTACGCATCTATACAAGATACATATTGTGGTAATGCAAGTACGATAACATACTACTATTTTAATGGCGGGGCACCTTTATCATTTCAACAAATATTGAATACAGGTCAGCCTCTGTTCACTGACTTACAAAGCGCAATAGACTATTACTATTGTCCAGTAAGTCCTCAAAATTTATCACCAAACGGAGTATATGGCGAAGACAATCTTTATTATCATGGCTACGATCCAAACCAAGCTTTAAATGGAGATAGTCCATGGTTAACACAGGGTAGTTGTATTTTATTAAATCCAACAGTAAGATCTATATTCGTTAAAGTACCGCAATGTGATGTTACAAGTATAACATTAGAGATTTGTGAATATCCAACCGATGAAATTGAAGTATTCTACAGTGCCGGTATTGAATTAAACTTATTACAAATAGCTAGAAATGGAATTGATCTATATACTACAAGTGATGGTGCTCTTAATTCCGATACGTCTAAATTAATTTTAGGTTCAGAAAACTTAACTCAAATAAAGGCAGGTGATTCTGATAACAGTATAGAGAGTGATGAATATTTCTTCTATCGTTTTAATAATGGTGCCTACTATTATGAAGGTGCTAATGGAGAACATACAATAATCGGTCCTAATTTAACAATGGACCCCAGGAAATGTTTACCCCTTAATAGACCATTAATAACACTAAACGAAGAGGTTGATACTGGTGGATTTAACGTTTTCTATGCTTTTTATGCATGTCAACCTTCAACACCAAGTCAATCCGGCTATACATTTAACAATTATGCATTCTATGTTATAGATGGACTACATCAAGATGGAGACACTAGTGTAATCTCAGACTTAATTGCTGAGATGAAAGTCTCAAATAATCTTGTGCTTGCCGGTGAAACTAATGGATCATGTCAATGTTTAGAATATGTACATAAGATAAAGGCAATAGACTTTGGTTCAGCATTATCTTTCTTATCTAACTATTATCCGAATATAGTTGATGCCAATCCTGTTGAGATAGGAATTGGTAGTCAACAAACTGTGACGTTATATCCTAATTGTACAGATTGTCGCGATGAAGTGAATGGTACTCTATATGAAATGCCAGAGTATGATACACCTGAAATACAAGAACCTGGGCCTAATATGGATATTGAGAAGAATTATAAATTAGACAATGTTTCTAAGCCATTACTTCGAACAAATCCAAAACTAAGTACAAACGTAAAGCTTGTAGTAGACAGTCAAGATAACATATATCTTGATTCGTTTAATGCAAATCAAAATTTAGCAGACTCTAAATATAAAAGATATGAATTAAGCGAGGATTCAAATTATGCATATGATTTGGCAAGGTACTACAGTAACACAAATACACCAATCGATTCGACATTTGATGTATTAAGAGAATATTCGGATTTGTCAGTACATGACCAATATAGAAAGCAATTAGAGGAAGAATATCAGTATGGTACAAAGTTGAATGCCTCTAAGCTATATGATGAGGAGTATAGACTACTTGCTCCAATTTGGCTTGATTTAAATGTACCTAAGAAGTTTGTAATCTATAGGGTAAATGATCCAGGCCCTGTCACGACATTGGGAGATGGTTCTAATGATAAACTAGACCGAGTATTGCAACTTGTTAAAAATTCACAAATAGTGAAGGTATTTGATCTATCAAAACAAAGTGCAATCGGTAAATATTTAAGATCTCATGTTCAAGATGAATTTTTCCCGGAATCTACATTGACGATAACAATGGAAGAAGGAGAGAAATCAACCTATAATGGTATTGATTTAATTAAGGGTGGATTCGTAGAAAAAGGAGAGTACATCTATAATGATTTTGTTAGAAAAGATCTTTCGATGACAGACGCTAATGATTTTATTACTGATGGATTTAGAAGAAATAAAGTCGCAAGCGCTAACTTAATTAATCTTGAGTTTATGTTTGATGATCCAAGCGCTAATGGCTATTCAGTTAACAGATACTTTGGACTCTATGTAGATGACTTTGAATCTGGAGTCGGTGAGGTTGCATATACTCAAAATGGAATTATAAAATTCAAATCTATTCAATCAAACATGGATAGCCTTGATACTACATTTGCTATTCCTGAACATAGATTGTTGAAAGATACTGGTTTACTTGCGTTTGCCAAGATTAAAGAAGATTTCTATACACTAGATCCTTTAAATAGTTATGACGCTAAGAGATTTAATGTTTCTATTAATACAGATAGTAGTGAAATTGAATCTAAGTTAGGCATTTTTAATAAAGGGGTTTCTGCAAGCTTTATTGAAAATAAAGCAGCTGACTCAGATTATATTAAATTTCAAATTATTGAAGCACCTGCGACTAATGATATTGTTAAGGTTTCAATGATTAAGAAAGAGTCAGTGCGTTTTAAACTTATTAAGAACGTTAATAGTGAAACCTTAACAATTACTGATTTTCTTGGTAATTATATTGAATGGACATCAGGTATAGATGCGAATGATACGTGGAATAATTTATATAACCACTGGGCTGACATTGAAGGGCACGTTGATGGCACAAGCCCAATAAGACCCGCGCCAAATCAAAGTGAAATTGACTTTTATAATAGGTATGAATTAGATTTAGAAATAGACACACAAATTAAGTCGATTGTATTCACTGAGAGAAAATCAAATCTTGTTGATAATCAATTATACGTAACTTCTAGCGGTTCATCTCTAATTGCACAGGATGAAATTTATACAAACGTAGATCCATTGATTGGTAATTTCTTTGCCGATGGCACGGGTTCGCTGCCTAAAAAGAGATTTACAGATAGTACTTTTTCTGCATTAGGTAGTAATACAGATATTGCATTTGCACTTGCAGGTGCAATCAGAAATAACAGTGACTTTGATGCATATAACATTGGTGATAATGTTTACGTTAAGAGCAAGGTTAACGGTTATAATCTTAGAAATGCAGTTCTTTTAGTTGGTGCATTGAACCAAAATCAATTTATAAGATTAGAAAACGAAGACATTAACAATGATTTAAATCTTAGTGATGAGATTCTTACATTGTTTGATTCATATTATTTAACGGGTGGTAATTCAGCGGGTAAATCAATTTATGCCACATCAGAAACAGCAGATGTAATCAACGTTGGTGACTTTTTACCGACTCAATATCCTAATGCTTTCAATGAAATATTGCATATCGCCGAAGATACTGTAAATCGAAACGGTGAGCAAGTTAAGCTTATACTAAAGGAAAAGACAACACTTAGTAGCAAAGACTATGACATTTATTTCAAAAATAAAGTTACATTAGGTTTATTTTCAGCATACAACGTGTATGATATGGATTTTGATTTTTACGATACTTCAAATTCTGAATTAAAGGAACTTAATTTAGAGACGAGTGAAAATATATCATATACACCATATGAATATGCTAAAAATCCTCAAACTGGCTCAAATACGTTAAGTGAAGATGTGGTAATTGGACCAGGATTTGACGAGGATCCGATTACATATTTTGCGAATTTATTACCATTATTACAGGGAGAAGATCCTGACTCAATTGCAACTGGTAAAATATCTTCAGAATATGACCGTCTAAATGAAAACTATACTAAAGAATATTCAACTAATTCTAGGATAGTCCCGTTTATTAACAAATGGGTACTAAAGGATAGTATGACAGTTAGGGAAGAGCCGTATCATTTGAATGTAAATGAAGCGTTTGGTAGAACTAACTTTTCACCTGATCTAACGGTTGAAGGTAGAAACCCTAATGCATTTACACATGAATGGTTTTATATTGATAATTGGCCAACCTATTTTAATCCGCCAACATTAAGTATAGATAATCTTAGTGCATACTCTGATGATTTTAATAAAGGATTTAGCTACGTTAACTTTGCGAATGACTTTGAAATTACAAAATCTATATTCAAATCAACGAGATATGACTATTTTGATAGATTAATGGTTTCAGAAGGAACTGAAACAACCGTACAGATTGACGACAATGGTAATATCTTAAATCCAACATTTTGGTCTAAGACTAATTTAACTAGGAAATATACCATAATTGGTGGAGGTTCTGAGGTTGATTTTGGTTCGACTGTATTCAAGGGTTTAAAATTCTTCTTTAAAAAGAGAAAAGATGGAGGAGCGTCAGTTGCCACTGAGTTTGTTAAAAATTCAGATTTTAATGGCTACAGATTTTCTATATTAGCTAAAACTAAAACCGGGTCGACTACTAATTCAGTTGACTATGAATTTATCAAAAACGATACATTTAAGTTTATTATCCTATTTATTGAAATTAACGTTGATGATGCATCAATTGGTTTTATTAATAGAAAATTATTATATGAACTAAACAATAAGATTATATTTAGCCCTGTAAATGGTGTAGATTCATATGCATATGCAAATGTTAATATCGATGGCGCCATTGATCTAGGACAAATTCAATTTAATGGCCCAGGTCCTTATATCGCTAAAGGTTTAGAGCACAGTAATGGTTCTATCGCTAAATTTAATCAGCAAATTTCACCCAGTGAAGGAGAAATATATGGAAGCTTAAGGGTAGACTATGGTCAAGCATACACCCCAGCAGGTGAGGATATATTTATTGATATTGTAAATGTAGTTTCTAATGACGAAATACAAATTAAAGGAAGACCATATTATATTGATGCAAATACTCAACAGCAGGTTGAATTAAATCCATCTGCAATTCCATTAGCAATTCAGTTGGCAGCAACGTATACATATATCGGGGGAGGAGTTAATTTGTACGATACCCTATTTACTCTGCTTTCAGCTAATTCATTTAATGAAACTCTTAAAAATAACCCTAATGAAATTGGTTATACCACAGTTAACGTTGATGGAACAGAGGTAGAGAATCAATACTCAATAGGAATTGATGATGGTAATGAAATTATAAAGGAGTCTGTTTTAGTTTCAAACCCTGATACAGACGCACCAAAGGCTTTTAAACTAAGTAAAGAGACGATAGGTTTTAATATTGAAGAAGCAAATCCATATTACCCATTCTTAATTAGACATGGTGGCAAATACACTGTTGATTTAACGCCAGTTATTACGTTTACAGATGTGTATGGATTCAATAAAGTACTAAGAGATCATCGTGATTTTAATGCAGATCAAAGAGCGCTTAAGGAGCCTTACTATAAATTAAGTCTTTCTTCAAGTTATGAGGTCAATAAATCTCTTGCATACTATAAAAAGTTTAATAGACTTGGAGTTGCGTTTAATGTTGACTTTATCAGCGATGATGGAACGCACGATAGGGATTGGGGAATGATTAAAAATCACTTCTATCACAAAATCAATGAAATCAATACACTTGGTGTTACTAAACTTTCAGAGAGTAGTGAGTACTTACCTCAATATCCATTAATAAACGAGATTGCAATTGACAAAAGAAACATAAATGTGTTTAGGTCTTCGTGGGAAGATAACTATTATGTTAGGTCTGCTGCAGGTGGTGAGTTTGAATTTATTCCTGGAACAATTTCAACATTAGAAGAAAAATCATATCTTGGTTCTTCTGCAATCAAGACAAAGGATTCATATTCTATTTATGAATTTACAGTATCTAACGTTACTACTGAATCAGAGCTTGATGAGATATTAAGGAACTCAAACAATAGTACAGATGTTGTATTCTTTGAGGACGATACCAATATTTTTGCAGACTTTTATATGGATGGTTTAATTGCAAATGTAATTGGGGATGATGGTCTGGCAGAAACAATTAAAAAGTTTGTTGAGCCTGAAAAATCAGCAGGTGATAAAGACACAGTAACCGATGATGTTACGCTATATGCTTTGAATAATATGGTACCTCTATATGGTATTGATAGTATTGAAATATTTACACGTAATTTTAAAGGTAGTGGCTCAGAAATTATTTCAACAAACTCAATAGATTTAATTGATAATGATGGATATATTAGCGATGAGAGTTTTACATATCGACTACACAGTAAAAAGTCACTCAATTTTAGACTAATATATAATAAAAAGCTAGGATATTCTTATAGCATAAGAGCCCTGATAAAAATACAATCATAATAAATGTCAATCAATATACAAGAAATACTCTATCCAAGTGATAGCGATTCTATAAAGTGGGGAAAGGTTAACTATAACTTTGACCAGATCTTGGCAGCTGGAGGAAAGGAGGGCCCTAAGGGTGAAAAAGGAGCCTCAGGACTTACGGGTGCAGTTGGACCTAAAGGTGAAAAGGGAACTAAAGGTGATGAGGGTGTTAAAGGTGAAACTGGAACATCGACTAATTATTGGGACCAATTTGCAAGTACCTTAAATGGCGCAGATGCATGGGTAGTTAAACCTAAGAATGAGGCAAATCCAAATAAAGCTAACCAAACCGCGGTTATTATTGGAGATTCAACATATGACTTTGGAAACAATGATGGTATTTTAGACACAGCTGCACAACTTTCAGTATTTACTGATTCTGCGTTTGCATATGCACAAAAATGGGGACCAACCAGTGGAAATGATAACTTAACAATTAGAGGTGAGGATGGTGCCGGGGGCCAATCACCGGCGACTAAGTGGATTATTCAACCAGAAGGTCAAGCAACAGACACTGAAATTCTAATAAATGCAAAACTAATCAACATTGCTTCAGATGGAAATGTTGAAATTAACGCGGCAGACGACGTTTCAATCACTGGAAATGGAGTAACTAACATACACAATGATGGTACAGACGTTTCAGGTTACCTTGATGTTACAGGAGCTGCTAATTTTGACGATTATGTTTCTGTTAATTCAACCAGCTATTTAAAGGTCCCGGTTGGAACAACAGCACAAAGAGATCCTTCAATATTTACGTCAACTACTGGTATGATTAGATATAACAGTACTACTGGTAAATTTGAAGGTTATACTGGAACATGGAGGGATTTTCATAGATTATCAAATACTCAAAAATCTGTCTACGTTTCGGTAGAGCAAGATAGCGATTATGCAGATAGTGAGAGTCTTAAAATTAATCTTGTTGCTCAAGGAAATAAGATGGTTAGTGTTTCAAACACTGAAGTAAAGATTAAAGATACTAACGAAGCAGATGTAATTAAAACAAGTAATACGGCTGTTGATGTTTATCAAGACGTTAAAATAGATAGTGGACATGATATTTATATTCTTGGAAATGATGAAGGAATAATTTATCCTGCTGGAGGTTTTAAACCAGCGGGGACTCCACCTGTCGGAACATCAACATATTCTTCACCAAGTAATGGTTCGGCTGAATTAACGAGAAACTTGAACGACTATTTCTACATGGATTCTTATTCACCTGCAGCTGCAAGTGGTGATGGGGATGTTTTAGGCTTTTTAGAGGGAGGAGCAACTCTAAACTGGTTTAATCAAGCAATTGGAAGTGATGATTTTATAAAAGAAAGTGGAACAAAAGTAACATACACTAAGGTCGGAAGAAATGTAATGGTTAATGGCTATTATGAATTGTCTCTTGATCCTAACTGGAGATCAAGAATGTCTACAGCTGGAGCAAGTGATCCTAACGATGTTTTAGTAATAGGATTAGGAGAAGATGTAGGTACTACAACTTCACCCTCTCAGTTTCCTTTCTTTAATGATAGCGATAGTCCTATCTACGTTGATGTAGAAATGTGGGATGTTAATATTTCTTCAATTGTAGCTACCGGATCTCAAACAACCACCGTCATTAAACCGTATTCAAATGTTGATGTCTTTGGGTTAATAAAACCTGGAAAAAGATATATTGAATTATATTATGTAAACAAAGAAACTTTAACAAGTGCCACAGGTAATGTAGATTATGTGAAGAATCCTTTGGTTCCATATCAATTAGGACCCGTCACTACTACACCTATGAAAATTACGTTTAGTTTTAATATGCCAACAATCGTAAATACCGGTAGAACATCATATAGCACTGGTGGTGGTGTTCAATCGGGTGGTGGTGGCTCTCAATTTGGTAGTTGAAGTAGGCTATAAATTTAACATATGAATTACTTATGAATAATATACAACTTCTTTAAGAATCTCGATACAAAGACACTTGCCTTTATCGGAGGAGCCATTCTAATGCTCTTCATGATGAGACAATGTAACACTATCTCAAACTTAAAGGAAGACCTAGAGTTTCAAAAGGAGGTTTCAGCAACCAATTTCAATAATTATCTTGCCGCAAACGATTCAATTGAATATTTTGAAAATGAACTTGGAGATAAAGTTGCTAAAATTTCAAGCTTTGAATTTCAAATAAGCGACTTAAAGAAAACAAATATTGACATTACCAATAAATACGTCAAGGTTCTTGGTTTAAATGAGGATCTAAAAGGTGTTAATTCTCTTCTTTCAGCAAATATAAAATTAAAAGACAGTTTATTAGCTCTTGCCGCTGTGACTAAGATTGATGATTTAACCGGTAAAGTTGACTTTAAGAAGAATGATAATTTCGGCTCTGGAAATACTCGCAATGTTATCGGAGATTTAACTGTTACATATGACACGATAAACAAGAGTTTTTACAGTACTCCAGTAAATCTTACAATCTCGCAAACTCTTTCACTGAGAGCGGCAATTGAAGATGAAGACGGAAGAGATATGCTTAAAATTTCAAGTTCTTATCCTGGAATGACTATTACTGGGATTGAGAATATTAATTTAGTTAATGACAGATTGAATAAAGAAAATAAGATAGATAAAAAGTCCGGTTTTAATATTGGTATGGGAGTTGGCTATGGAATTAATCTAGACCCAACTAATCAATCAATAACCTATGGGCCAACAATAAACGTTGGTTTATATTGGTCTCCGGCATGGTTAAGATTTTAATATGGCACAATCATCAACATACTTTAGAATTGACGAAGATGTACTTTTAGAATTCATCTATCACGATCAGGCTAATCCAACTCTATACGATATTGAAGTGGATGATAATGGTAGTGAAATAAAAGTACTAGATACAGTTGACGGTGATGCGTTTTCAAAGAGGCATTTAATACATGAACTCGGTGGAGATGTCGTAAACTTTGATGTGACATATTCTTCAGGGTATTTAGCAATTGAAAATTTTGCAGCACGAAAATTAATGCTACAGGTCGGTAAAACTTATAAATTCAATTTAGGGGATGGAACGGGAAGTTATGTTCCGACTGCAGCTAACTTTAAAATAAGTGGAGCCCTTGGAATTGCTAGTTATTCTGTAGTAAACGGCAACACAATATTGACATACATACCAACTGAATTAGGTTCAGTTGAATACTATTATGATGATTCAACTTTTCTATTAAAGGGAGGTACCATAAACGTATCAGAAAAGGCAAATCCATTATTTGCAACACCTGACGAGGACACTGGAAATGACATTAATCAATTAAGAGGTAGATTTCATGCAGTAAAAGTACCTTCAGAATCAACAAAATGGGCACTTCTTGGATATGACTCAACTGGAGCATATGAAACATTTAACTATATTAATAATGACTCAGAGTGGATCGGAGGTAATGAGACTGATCTAAATAATTCACAATCAGCTGCATTTACGGCAATTAACTTTATTAGATACGATAAGATTAGGCTTCATTTTAGAAGTGGTTATAATTTTGCAAGCCGAGGTTATGGAGGATTCTTATTTCAAGTCTTAACAGACAGGGTTGGTGGAGTTCAGAACAATTTAACACAGCTCGTCTATTTAAATCAAAGTAATTATGAGATTTCAAATCCAAAACCATTTGTTTTAGGTGAAACTCTTTTTGCTAAGTTCATTGAGATCAAAATACCGACAGTACTTGCAAATCAAAACCCAGAGTTTAATGATTTCTTTTATGGTGATGGCACAACAGGAAGTTCAGACCTAGATCCAACATCAAACTATGGAATTAAGTTTAGTTTAATTGATAGAATTTCAACAGAGTCAGGTTTTGATTACATTCATTTAGGTGAGGAAAATGCTTTTACGATTTCACGTGAAGATGAATACCAAGATTTTACAGTTGTGATCGAAGATGCAAATGATGGTGACTACTTTAAAATTTATGGTGAACGTGATGGTAGCGCTAGCGCATTTGAGGCATACATACTAAACCGTATTAATACAAGTTCAGATGATATTATTGTACTGTATGAAGTTGAAACATACGAACAGATTGGCTTAAGCCAAGTTAAAACATTCGATACTACATTTACACAGGCAGAAGACTTTGATGCTCCGATTTTATATCGACCTGTAATAATGAACTCAAGTGTTGCTGTTAATTTTTCAATTGACGTAACGATGAGAATTTACAACGAAACAGATAACACTCAAATTGTAAAGCGTGCAAGCTTAACAGTAAATCAAGCCGCTAAATATGGTAAGAATTTAGGTAGCGTTAAAATTTCGGGTAATAATTCGACCACTGAGGTCTTTAATACGTTACCAAACCTATCCCAAAACAGAAGTATTAGAGATGCAATTGAGGCAACAATACCAAGAACAACTAAAAAGGTTAAGACGTTTATTGAAAGGTTTAATGTAGTTGCAACTTCAAATCCAGCTGAGGCTTCAATTAGTAGCATTGATCAATTAAATGAGATTAGTGAAAGATTTTTTAGCAGTCCTAACTTTGTAACATCAGATCAGTTACAAATTGGAATTTATCCAATGGCATCTTATTTCAAGTTTAAGATTGCAAGAAAGAATGGAGATGACTATGAGTTTATTGACTTTAGTTCAGTTGAAAACATGACTCTTAACTTTGTTGATGGTAAGGTTCGCAAGAGATTTAATCATATACAAAACAAGGATATTGATATGAGTGCAGGTGAGATTCTATTTAAGATTGACGCTGGAAACGTAACTGAAATTAGAAGTATGGCTACTCGTACATTTTATATTGGTCTTGATAATGGTAGCGAGGAAACTGCAGTTATCAAAGGAAGATTTACAGTTGAATAATGATACTAAACAGTCGAAATAACACATATGATTTTAGATTCCCTAGGAAGTTTATTCCAGAGGAAGTTGTCCAGAAGTATAAGAAGTATTTGGAAAAAATACCCGGTAACTTACTTGCAGAACCAGTTGATTTTATCAATTATTCAATTCAAGGTTTAAATGTACCTGGAATTAGTTTTGATCCTGTAACCCAAAGTGATTGGGATGGAACTACACGCTATCATAGAGGAGCAATACCGATTCAAAATACAGTTGAACGGCAATTTACAGTAAGTTTTCAACTACTTGATGGGTTTATTAATTATTGGATAATGCAAGATACTTTATTGTATTATTATGCACGGTCAACCGAAGAACCATTTACACAAGATTTAACGATGAGGGTGCTTGATGCTGAAGGCGCAAGTGTTGCTTACTTTAAGTTTGAAAATCCAATTATGAACTCAATCAACGAACTAAATTTAAACATGAGTGAAAACGTGGCAGAGTTTAGTACATTTGAAGTAACTTTCTTTTATAACAAGATAAATATAGAACTAGAAATACAATAACTAAAATGAGCAATACAATTAAAACTTTCAACGAATATTTAATCGAACAACAGGTGACTGAGTCCGACCTTAAGATTTTAACCGAAGGTCTACAGGAAGAATGGACTGATGAACTAGAAGAAAAGGTTGACGCTGCACTTGATCAATTTATTTTAGAATATACTGGTGATAATGGTGAGATCGATATCGAAAAATTCAATAGTGAGTTAACTAACGAAGGTGTATTAGGTTCTGTGTTTGGTGGTTTAACTGGATTTGCGCTTGGTAAAACAATTGGTAAAACTATTGCTAAGGTACTTGGAATCCAAAAGGGTGTTTTATATGACTTATTAACTTCAAGACTAGTTGGGGCCGCTTTAGGTGCTGCAATAGGTAAAAGATTTTAAAAGATTTTAAATGAATTATTTAGCAATAGACTTTTCCCTGAACTCTCCGGGAATTTGTATTTACAACGATAAGAATAAAAGGTATCACTTTATTTCTTATATGAAGCCAGGTACCGGAACCAAGAAGGAACAGAAGTTACAAGAGGAGATGGCGTTATTAAAGGATGTAACTCTTATCAGTCAACCTGATTTTAAGAAAGAAGAGGCTGAATACTCAAGTGTTGAGCTTGCTAAAATCAAGCGTTATGATAAGATGGCAGATGACATTATCAATCTAGTCCTACAGGACTCTTTTCGAGGGGATGATTTTATTATCGCATTTGAAGGTACAAGTTATGGTTCAAAGATGGGTACAAATAACATGATTGATATGGCCGCAGGCGCTGCTATATTAAAGCTTAAACTATTAAAAACCCTACAGCCAGAAAATCTAATGACTGTGGCTCCAACTACAATAAAGAAGTTTGCCGGTAAGGGTAATATGAATAAGAGACAGTTATTTGAAGCTTTCTTAGAGAATCGCAATGGGGATAAAAGTCTTGATAAGAGTTCTCTCTTTGCTTGGATCCTTAGACAAGAGTTCGGAAAGAAGATTCCAAAGCCGTTAGATGATTTAGTTGATGCTTATTTTTTAACAGCCATGATCTCAGTCCCTAAAGTCTAACCTTATCTTTCCCTCAAAGACCTGAAGGTTATATGTAACTCTGTCCGGATTGTTTCAAAAACCAATAAAAAAGTTTTCTAGATAGTGTGAAACTTAGCTTGCACTGATATATAATATATGATGATGGATAATAATTTAATCGTCAGTTCATTACATTTATAGGAAAGGTTCTCGGTGAGAATAACGTTAGCCGCGTAGGCATATTTATAATGTAATGATTGGTTTGAATAAATTTGAAACATTATTATTTGAAGGTATATAAGTATCACTTAACAAAAATTTAAAAGGTAATTTAAAGTAATTATGGCAGATTTTGACATTTTTAATTTGGGCGTAGAAGACGTTGAAACGCATCAGCCCCAGAACAACACAACAAATGAGGTCTACAAACCTACACCAGATGATGGTAAAGACGGAACTTACAAAGCATTAATCCGTTTTGTACCTAACCCAGGGAATCCTCGTAATTCTCTAGTTCAAAAGTATGTACATTGGCTAACAGATCCCAATGGCAACTCTAAATTGGTAGATTCACCATCTTCAATCGGTGAAAAATGCCCGATTGCAGACGTATTTTGGAAGCTTCGCAACTCTGATTCAGCAGTTGACCGTAAGTCTTCAGAAAAACTAAAAAGACGTCAACAATATTATTCTCTAATCAAGATTATTAAAGATCCTCAAAATCCAGACTTAGAAGGTAAATATATGATTTACAAGTTTGGCTATAAGATCAAAGAAAAGATTGATGCAGAATTAAAACCAGACTTCGGAGAACCAACTCAAGTATTTGACCTATTTGAAGGTAAGAACTTTGAGTTAATCATTACTCGTCAAGGAGAATACAACAACTATGACAAATCTAAGTTTTCAGCTTCTCGTTCAGCAATCGACATTAATGGAGAACAAGCAGAACGCAGTAAAGAATCAATGGCAACTATTAAAGAAGAACTTGAAAATGCTCCATCATTGTCGACATATGAATATATTCCATGGAATGGTGAAACACGTGACTTTGTAAATAGCGTATTGAAGATGTACTTAAATCCTGGAGATGCAATCTCTGAGATCTCTCCATCTTCTACTCCAAAGAAAGAGCCAAAGAAAGAGCCAAAGAAAGAAAAGGTTGCTGAACCTGCTGAACCTGCAGGAACTTCAACAAATGAAAGTTCAAGTTCAAAGACTGAGGTTTCAAGTGATGATGATTTAGATTCTTTCCTAGATGACCTCGACATCTAAGATAGAGCTTACTGACGAGCTTAGACTAAAAATAATGAAAGCGCTGAAGGATGTATGTCTTTCAGCGCATTCTAGTCCTAATAAGCAAATGTTAAAGGATATGCCTGGTAGAATTACCTTAGCATGTCCTTATTGTGGTGACTCTCACAGTGATGATACAAAAAAACGTGGCAATCTTTATTGGGACACTTTACAATACCACTGTTATAATTGTGGCCACCATACTGACATTAAAGCCCTATTAAAGGACTATCAAGTAAGGTTACCAAGTTCAGAGGACTCATTTACGATTATTGATTATATCAAGCATAATCGATCTGTAACCACCCAGGCCGATACGCTAACACATTCAGTATTCCAAAACGTAAGTGATCTTGCAATTTCAATTGATGAATTTAAAAAAGGATTTGGTGCACACTCAATTGAGCCAGGACATTGGATATGGTTTTATCTTAAAAAGAGATTACTTCATAAAAAAAGCGAAGAGTTCTTATTTAGTCCAAGCGACAATAGGCTATGGATCCTTAATTTTACAGGTGATGGCAAGATTATGTCAGCACAGAGTAGAAGAATGAAAGGTAAGGGTCAACGTTACTTGACATATGATTTACCTAAATTGTATGAAGAGCTTGGTAAAGAGTTAAAGGTAAGTCCAGAAGAGCTGGAAAAGATAACAAAACTATCAACGCTATTTGGTATTATGCAGGTAAACTTTCAGAGGTCTGTAACAATGTTTGAAGGGCCGATTGACGCTAAGTTTATGACAAATAGTATTGCACTTGCTTCAGCCGGTCGAAATACAGAAGAGTTCGATAATATGGCAACAGTACGTTATTTATTTGATAATGACGAAACTGGTAGAAAGAAAATGATTGAAAAACTAAAAAAAGGCAGATCTGTTTTTATGTGGTCTAAATTCTTAAAGGATAATAAATTAGATACATATGATATAAAAGATCTGAACGACTTAGTGATTAAATGTTTCGAGTTAAAAAATCCAGCAATTAAAATGGTGGATCAATATTTCACATCAAGTCAGTTAGATCTATGGTACGTATAGAAGAAATAACTAAAACGGTGGATCAAGATTTAGATGATTTTTACAGGGATCGAGATCGATTTAAGGGTATGAAAATGTTTGTTGACTTTAGCGCAACGGATTATGAACATAAGGCACCTAAAATCGATATTGAGAAACCTAAATTTAAAAAGAAACTAAAGGCATCTAAATTCGTAAAAAAGAATAATAAAAACAAGGGACTATTTTAACTACAATAATTAGATGTCAAAAGAAAAGATTTTAGCACTAGACAAAAAACTAAGTGAACAGCGTAATGAATGGACTATTAAAATCCAGCAGCATGCAAAATCACTTAGATACATAAATGGTATGGAAGATACTATTGCAATGGTGTTATCTGATCGTCAGAAGTTAATAGATCATATTGCATATATTAATATAAAGATTAAAGAGCAAAGACGTAAAATTGCAGATCGTTATCGTGAAGCATATCTGCGTTACTATGAATATGACTATAAACTTGGAGAAAAACAAAAAGAGCGTTTTATTGAATCTGATTTAGCAGATGAAAATGCAATACTTTCACACCTTGAAAATCAATTAGACTTTTTCAAGGAATCGGTAAAAACCCTAGATAACATGGGATTTGCCATCCGAAACAGACTTTCACTTAAAGATCTGTAATCGGTAAATAAAAAGACTGCGCTATGAATGGAGCTCAGTTTAACCGAAAACAAACAATTGCTAAGAATTGATGACGCAACGTCTCTTGAACTTGAGCAATTAAATATTTCGCTAACAAAAAGAATTGACTCTTGGAGATTTAATCCATTAGTTAAAAGAGGAGTGTGGGATGGTTACATTTCATACGTAAAGGATGATAAATGGATCCCAGCGGGTCTTTGGAAAGAGGTTGTCGATATCTGTAAAGAGTATCGGTTTGAACTTAAAATCAATGGAGTTTCAGAACTTTTTGATAAGGACATAAGCGCGGAGTCATTTGAAAAATGGGCATTGGATTTTTTCGAACAATCTGAGATTACACCGCGTGACTATCAAATCGATGCAGCCTACAATATATTAAAATTTAGAAAATGTCTATCTGAACTTGCAACATCAGCAGGTAAGACTTTAATTTCATTTCTAACAGTTGCATACTTACTTGAGAAAAAGAAAGCAGAACGTATTTTATTTATTGTACCAAACGTTTCTCTTGTAATCCAGGCTAGTGAGGATTTCGCAGACTATAATTATAGAAATCAAGTCAATATTAAAATACAGCAAATTTATTCTGGTCAAAAAATTAGAGCAGGTAGAAATGTTGTTATTGGAACATATCAATCACTTGTGAAAAAGAAAGCTGAATATTTTGATCAATTTGATGTTGTGACGGTAGATGAATGTTTACACCCAGATACTTTGATTACAATGTCAGACGGTTCTAAAAAAAGAATATGTGAGGTAAAAGAAGGTGATTGGGTTAAAACTACTAATGATAATACATTACAAATAGAAGATCGACAGGTTGATTTTGTTTATAAAAATTTATCACAAGGAAATCAAATGTTTGAAATTGAAATGGAAGATGGTTCAATTATTAAAATAACAGGTAATCATAAAGTTAAACTTTCAAATGGTATTTATAAAAGAGTAGATGAATTAACAGATAATGATGATATATTAAGTTTTAATTAAAATTGATTAATTTTTATGTGTTTAATAAATATATAAAATAAAGACTATGTTTATTAAATATGAAATGTAAAAATAATAATTGCAATAATATATTAAAACCTAAACAAAAAAGATTTTGTAGTCAAACATGTCATTATGATTGGAAAAGAAATCAACCTAGTAAAAATAAAAATAATAGAGATAAAAAAATAGATGAAATAAGATATATCGAATCTTTAAAAGATAAAGATGAAATCTATAAATTTATTTCGGACAATATTTTTAAATTTAATACTATTACCAATTTAAGTGAATCTGAAAAAATTACTAAAATGATAAATGAATATCATTTTAATATAGATAATAATGTGGCATCTTGGAAAGATTTATACGATTACCTTAAAGGTCCTATAAAATGTGCAAATATAAAATGTGTGAACGAATCTAAATTTGATACATTCACACATGGATATTATAAATTTTGTTCTGATGAATGTTTACATAAATGGAGGTCATATAATATGGAAGGTGATAAAAATAACTTTCATAAAGTATCTGCAGATGTTAGAAAAAGAATAGGCGTTGAAAATGGTAAAAGAATAAAAAAGATGATAACTGAAGGTACATTCACACCTAATATAACAAATTCATGGGCTAGAAGTAGATGTAATATTAATCTCAATGGAAAGAATATTAAATTAAGATCGTCATGGGATGCATATTTTCAATTATTAAATCCATCATTCAAATATGAAAAATTAAGAATTCCTTACATGTGGAATAATGATTGGCATAATTATATAGTTGACTTTATAGATGATGTAAATAAATGTATATATGAAATCAAACCAAAGGGTGAACAAAACAAGGGTTTAATAAAAGCAAAACGAGAGGCAGGAATGCAGTGGGCTATAAATAATGGATATAAATATATTGAAATTACTGAAGATTGGTTTAAAATAAATCACAATGAATCAATATTAAAAGGTCAACCTGAAGAAAAAAGATTAAAAAAATTACTTAAACAATTCCATGAAGATTAAAAAAATTAATAAAATAAACTACAGTGGTGATGTTTATAATCTCAGAATAAAATCAGAAGATGGCTTAAATCACAACTACTTTGCAAGTGATTTGAATGTATCTAATTGCCATAAAGCAAAATCACAATCAATTAAGACTATTCTATCAAAATGTAAAAATGCTGAATATAGATATGGTTTATCCGGTACAATACCAAAGGCAGGTACACTTGATCGACTAACTCTAATGGCATATACTGGTCCTTTAATTACAGAAGTAAGTGCCAACTTTTTACAGCAACAAGGACATATTGCAAATTGTAGGGTTAAAGTAATTGAAATGGACTATGCAACTGAAGGCGCCAAGAACGCGTTTAAGGAAATGGCGTTTAATAAATATGAAAACAAAGACGTCTTTAAATTTGAACAAAATTACATTATTAATTCAGAAGGTCGCCTTAACTTTATTTGTAACATTATTTCCAGAGTACGTGGTAATTCCCTTGTACTTTTCCATCGTATTGAACATGGTAAAAAGATATTTGAAAAGCTCAGACAGGATAGTGATAAAACGGTATATTACGTAGACGGTGGTACCGATAAAGATATTAGAGAAGAATATAAAAAGAAAATGGAAGATGGCGAAGAGGTTGTAATTGTCGCCTCATATGGTACGTTTTCAACAGGGATTTCAATTAAAAAGATTCACAATATTTTCTTTACTGAATCATTTAAAAGTGAGGTTATTATTAGACAGTCAATTGGTCGAGGATTAAGACAACATCACTCAAAGGATACTGTTACTATCATTGATTTTGTTGACGATATTAGCTCACCTGAATGGGATAATTATCTAATGAGACATGCAAAGGCACGTCAAAAAATATACAAAGAACAGAAGTTCAAATATGACATTAAAAAAGTTAAGTTTGAAGGAGATATATAAACAGAAATTGTAAATTAAAAAATAAATAATATAATGGCTAAACTACAATCATTTGAAGAATTTTCAAAATTCAAAGCTGAGCAAGATTCAATTGCTTTAGAAAAAGAACAAAACATAAAAAGAGAAGTAAAGGCTTCTTTTTTTAAAAACCTATTAGCTGAATATAACGTAGACTCAATATCATCGTTAACTCCAGAACAAAAACAAGAGTTTTATTCTAGATTAGAAGAGTCAAAAAAGACAGTAATTGAGGGTAATGCTTTTGGTGACGCAGTAAGAAAAGCTAAAGAGACTGGTAAAGAAGAATTCGAATTTGAAGGTAAAGCTTACAAAGTAACTAATGTTGATAAAGAAGACAAAGAAAACGCAGAAGACTTTGCTGAAGAATCAACAGCAAACGAAAATCAAGTAAAGATCGGAGACAAAGTTATTGGTTTATACAGAACTGGTAAAAATAATCCGGAGTACAAAGGTACAGTTTCAGATATTCAAAAAAATGGAGGTATAGTAATATCTTTAGATAAGCCGTTATCATCCACTGGACAGGCGAGTGTCGTACTCCCACCTAAAGATGTTATTAAAGAAGAATCAGTAGTTACTGAAGGCAAAGATGATTTTATAGCTAGACATTCTGGAACTAACATAACTTTAAAGAAAGGGTACAAACACTATACAGAAGAAGAATTAAATGACCTATATGATAAATTAGGAGATCTAGTTAAAACTCTTAAGGTAAAAGATGTTACTCTTGTATTTGAGTCTGAAGTTAGTGAGGCTAAAGGGTTTAAAAATACTAAAGACTTTGAAGCATTCTTAAAAGAAATTGATAGTATGCCAGAAGCCCAAATCAAGAAAATCATGGGTAAAGATTACATCGATACGCCAGGGTTTTATGAAGATGAAAAAGATGACTACGAAGATGTGATAGATTTTATGATATCTAACATGGGCCGTGAAGATTTTAATGAATTAAAAGATTGGTGGGAAAACAACGTTGCAGAATCTGTAATTACTGAAGACAAATTACCTAAAAAGGGGTCAACTGTAAAATTACAACCAGATATTAATTTAGTAAGCTTTATCGATATAAAAGATCAAGAGTTAAAAGTAATAGACTATAAAAAGACTGGTTTAATAAGTGGACCTTCAAAATTTTTAATTGTAAAAGATGATAAAGGTAAAAAACACGAAATTAATCCAGAATACATTCAAGAATCAGTAGTTAATGAAGCTGACATTAATTCTGATGATGAATTTAAAGAATATGCATTTACAGTTCTTCAAAAAGCATTTGGCGATGACTTTGATGAAGCAAAGGCACAGGAAGTTGTTGATGGTATCTTAGGCAAAGTTGATGGCGATTATGGTAAGGCTGCAGGTATTCTACAAAGCTCACTAGGATAAGATGAATAAATTATTTACATACGAACAATTTTTAATAGAGCGAGAGACCAGGAACACTGGTCTCGAGCCCATTTTTGAAGGTGGTGCATATGGCCACTTGACACATCCATTCGAAGACTTAGGTCTAACGATGAGAGATGTGAAGGATATGATTGACTCTACAGTTGAAGGTGCATTTGGCCCTGAAAACTTTGTTCAAGAGAAGACTGATGGCCAACA